ATCAGGATAATGCTCGTCCTTCATGAACGACTTAACCTTATCCCATCCGGGTGACAAACCGTGGGTCAAGATCCTCTGATTAAGCTCGCGGAGCTCATTCTTGCGCCAGTCTGGATAATTCGTGGAGTCTATCCAAGTTTCAACTGACACATCGGTCTCGGCAGGCAATGGGGTCAAATTTTCCTCTAGCCAGGTAGCAACAAAGCGTTTTAGTAATGCAATTTTCAACTTCACGGCCGGTGGGGGTTTCCTACCAAAGCGATGAAGCGCTCCCCGCAAGATAGTGTGCGCGGACGGATTAGGATGGGGTAGACTGAAAGAAGCAGTGGGGCCGAGACTGGCAGCAACAAATGGCCTCTTCCATTCCTCGTCCATAACCTTAGAGACCTTTACAGACTCCTTGATCGGGTTGAGGTTTAACAAACTGTCTATCTCTTCGAAATCATATCCGAACATCACTCTCGCTGTTCTAGGGGGAGCACTCAAAAACCCGGGGCCACCTGATACCGCTCCAAATTCGAGCCGTGAACTATGCATGAGATTCTAACGGTGTTGTTGACCGGATCGTGCAGGATAGTTTCGTCTCTATGGATATTTGTTGCAGTATGGGCAGACGCCGCAATAGTCAAACTTGTGCGAGCATTACTATATTTGGTGGTAGCGCCAACAGAACGCGGATTGAGGTAGTGAGACATTAGCTCCCTGTCATAGGGAACCATCTGGGGGTTATCCTCCCACAACTTGATCCAACAATCCCACGGCATAACTTGGTTAACCAGCCACGGAATTAGATAAAACAAGAAGTGATCACATTGCAAAGAATAACTTGTCCTCACTCTAGAAAAGTCGGTCTCCCTCTCGTACTTCACGTTCCCGCTCTTCATTGCTTCGGGGCGAGAATCAGTACTTAAGAGTTTCCTTCCATTCCTCTCAGGGGCTTGAACCGTAACAATCACAGACTTTCTAAACTTGAGACCAACTAAGACCAGATTCACAAAAAATCCCTTCATTGTGTAATAAAGGAAAATCAAGTAAACACAGCTCGGCAGAATCATTGCTGGATTGTTACCCAGCGCTAACTCAGCCGCACTCAAATTTAAGGTCAACACACCAACAATGAAGAGCATTATTGACCAGTACAGTGATGTCATGCCATTCGGAGATGAAAATCTTGGATCCTCCATGGAGTGTTTCCACCCGTCCGGATTCCACAAGAATGTCGCTGTATGCTCAACCACGGTGGGCGCG